TCATGCTGTCTCCGTGTGTTTCAGCTTGTCGCGCTGGACGCGCTCGGTATCGAGCAGGCCCGTGTCGCCTTTTGTGCCCCGTGCCCGATGAACCTCCTCGACGCCTCGGACCAGCTTGCGGATACCGTCAGGCTCTAGGCTCGCGGAGTGGTCCGTGCCGCGCCACGTCCGGTTGAGCGTGTAATGTCTTTCGATATGGCTTACGCCCTTGGAAGCTGCCACCATGTCAACGGCTATCCCGTGGTGGTGTCCACTGAATCCGAACCCGGCAACATCGCCACCGTACCGGGCTTTCAGTGTGTCGATTTCGTCCATCCTCACGTCCTCTGTACGCACCGGGTAGTCAGATGTGCAGTGGTAGAGCGTGGTGCGCCTCGCTGCGCCCATTCGCGTCAGGAGCTCCACTAGCGTGTCGGCCTCAGAGCGTAGCGTCATGCCGAGGCTGATATGCAAAGGCCCGCCCCAATCAGCCAGCCATTCGATCAGCGGCCAGTCGAGGTTATGTGCAGACGGGACTTTGATCCACGCGGGGTCTAGTCTGGCGACTTCTTCGGCTGCTGGGATATCCCACACGCTGCACGCATAGGTCACCCCGAACGCTTCCGCGCAATCCCTCAGATCGTCGTGCTGTGCGGCGTCGAACTCTAACGCCTCGCGGTGCGCTCCGTAGCTGTCGCCATAAGCGTAGTAGGGGTTAGGGTGCGGACGTTCGTAGTCGGACGGCTTGAGCGACACCGTGCGTTTTTGGAACTTGACCGCAACACCCGGACGGTCGCCGCCTAGCTGGAAATGCTCAGTACAATACAGGCCCGCGATCTCTATCATCCTGCGCGCGGTGTTGATATCGCCTCTGTGATTTCCTCCTACCTCTGCGACAACGAGCGGGGCGGTCACGCTTCCCCATTACTCACGACGCCGCGCATGACCTCTAGCGACTCGCCCGCAGCGGAGTCGATCCGGTCACGTTCGATATCAGCGTCAAAGTCCGACGGGTTGATCCCGCCTTCTTGGAGCTTGTTCCAGAGCGTATCAATCGACCACTGACCCCTAAGCACAAGCTGGCTGTACTGATCCACCTCCGCGCTGGATAACGTCTGGTCCTCAAACTCACGATTGATAGCGATGGAACCGCCGGTCTTCAGTCTCATGAAGTTGGCGTGGAACTGTTGGGCCGCTTCCACGCAATCTTGAAGCGAACGAGCGGCCGCGGCTAGTTGCGATTGCTCGACGTTCGAGTCCTGCCGGTTGGCCGTCGCTGTCTCCGCTGCCTTTCGCTCCTTTTGGAGCATCGTCAGCCCGCCGGTAGCCATATCCGCCTTGAACTCTTGCAACTGCTTTATGTTCGTCTCAAATGCGTTGCCTTCTGGCTCTAGATAATAAGCCTTCCCGCCTGGGTCCGGGATCTTAATGCCCGCGTTGGGGCCGAACACGATCTGCGAGTCCGCGTCCACGCCGCTGATTACTGGCGTCAGGACGTTGGAGATGTGCAGACAGTACCGATGATCTGCGAGCGTCTGGTAGTGCGCTATGTTCGTATGTGCAACGTCTACGAGCGGGGGGCGGGACTGTAAGAACCCGGTCCTGCGTGAGTAGAACACCGAGAACGGGATCTCAGTCTGGTTCGTCACTACAAGCGGCCCGCTGTCTAGCACCGGCTCCGCGCCCCTCTCGCGTGCTTCCCACACCTCTACGGTGACGATACCACCTTCGCGGCGGTAGACACGGTAACGGCTCACGGCTTTCTCACCGAACGCGCCATCTTCTACCGTCGTCGGCTCATAGAGCACCAGTTGGGATAGCGCGGTTTTTCCGTTCTCGTTGACGGTGCGCCACCCGATAATCTGCTCCTTGGAGACGGCTATCCAATAGGGGCGAACGCCCAGCACCGACTCCTCGGCGTCGGTGAGCGTGCGCCCGTCCGCCGATTGCACACTCGGCGCGTCCACTAAGATTCCAGCGTGGCCGGTTTCTAGGCCGTCTTCGAACAGCGAGCGCGTGAACACGTCCAGATGTGCCCCGGCGTAATCGACATTCTCAAGGTGCTGCAGGATCACCTCCGGCACATCTGCGCTTGGTGTCGGGTCTTTACGGAACACCATGCCAGCTAGTCCGGTCACCGTCCGTTCGACGGCGTTCACCGACAGCACGGCCATAGATAAGCGGCGGTTGTAATCGTCGCCCTCCTCGCTGGCGTGCTTAGGTAGGTAGCTCGTGGACTGGCTGCGAAGGTGCGACGTGCCTTTCGCAACGTCTCTGACGAGCTTGGCATCGTGTACCATGCCCGCAGCGGCACCGATGAGGTAGTCGGGCCTGTTGGGATCTGCTGTTTGCGTGCTCATGGCTTATACCCTAAATAAGAATGATGTCGGCTTCTTGTTTTCTAGCACGTTGAACTCCTGCCAAAGCAGATAGTCGAACGCATCCAGAATGTGGTCGAATCCGCTTTTCTTGTCGCGGACAGATGTGTCTTCTTTATACGTCAGGTTGGATGCCGCCGTGATGAGCGGCTTGGCGTCCGGGTGAATCCGCACCCGCCTACGTCCGTCGGCTTCATACATGGCGTTCGCGTTGTTCTCGCGGTCGCGCACCGCTGGCGCTGCCGAAGGTGCCCGCACTTGGAAGCCGTATGATTGGATGATACTGAAGTCGGTCTTGCCCGCTGCGCTGGTCTTCCGCGCCTTCCCACTGGGATCGGGGCACACAATGACGGTGCGCGTCGGGTAGCGGCGTTTCAGCTCCTCGCACATTTCGTCTGTGTTCGATGTCTGGAGCTCAATCGCGTCTAGGACGTGGCACTCATCAGCCGCCTTGACTGCGATTACCGCACTCATCGGGTTCACGTTGAAGTCCATGCCCACATAGATTTCCGCCCCTGTATCTAAAACGCCTTCGTCTATGTTGCCGTCTGGGTATGGCCTGTTGATGAACTTTTTGTAGACCCGGCCCTGACCACCGAGGAAGTAGCCGCCTTCCCATATGTGCTCATATGAATCAATATCGAAGCGGCGTAGGCGGTCGGCTTCTGTGTGCATGACGCTCGGACAGAACGGATTGTCCGTAAACGTGTTGTGGGTACGCACCGCGCCTTCTGGTTGATCGTTAAAGAACACATCAACAGGGTCAGTCGGCTGGTCCGGGTTCCACGAGAACCAGATTTCGGAGCCCGGTGTGCGGATCGTCGGCAATAATAGAGCTAATGACCGCTCGCTAATGCTGTGCGCTTCCTCGACCCATGCACGGCCAAAGCCCTCAAGCGACTTGATACTGTCGTTGGTGTGGTCTTGCATACCCTCGAAAATCATTAGGCCGTTGCCATCCCTTCGGCGTATCTCCGTCGCGAGGATCTCGAACAAGTGACTGACCCCGAGGGTGTGGATCTTGGACTCGATAAGACTTTTCGCGGAATATTTGAGCGCGCGTTGCACCTCACGGATACATACCACCCGCAAATCTGGATCGTAAACCATTTCCTCAACAGCGTACTCAGCGAAGAAGTGACTCTTGCCGCTCGCACGACCACCAGACGCGCCCTTGTAGCGTTTCGGCTCAAGTAGCGGGAGCGCCCATGCAGCCGTGTCAATTTCAAGGCTTCTTGACATGAATAATGCGGCGGGTGATTTCAGTTATGATCGGGGCACCGTCAACGCCTGAGTGCTCCACTTGTTGCTTCTCGCCGTACACCTTCGGGAGCACCTTCGACAGCATCCACTTACGGGTATCCACTTGGAGTCGCGACCGCTGCACGTCCCCGTCAGTGTCCGCTATATCCATGATCTCCTCGGCCCACCGTAGGGCTTGGGATTGCCGGGCTCGCGCGTATTGGTTGGAAAACCCTTCGCGGTCGCTGATCACCCAGAGGTGTACGGTCGTCCGATTAGGTAACCGCTCGTCCTCGCAGATAGCGCGCAATGACTCACCGCCGGAGAGGCGTAGACATATCTCGCTAGCTATTTCCTCGGTGTACACCGATGGGCGTCCAGTCTCGGCCACCTACTTATTCTGCCCGTCGTCGATCAACCCCAACTCCATCAGAACCATGAGTGCTGCGGGGCTCACGTCTAGGGGGATTTTCTTGCCTGTCTCCGTGTCCTTCGCGTGTCCCTGCTCGATGCTGGCGATGGGGATGGCCTTAAACGTCGGCGTATCGCACTCCCCCGACATAACCACGCTCCAAGCTTGGAGGAATGGGCCTAGCGCCTTTCCTTTCACGCTAACGCCTTCCTTGCCCTTCGTTCCGTGTTCTTCTACGAGCTTGAGGCGTTCAGCCTCCGACGGTGCCCATGCGTCATTAAACGCTGTGTACGAGCGGGTGGCCTCGATTGAGTCCAGTACGGGTAGTCGGTTGGTGGGTCCGCACAATTCCGTGAGCGCGTCCAGTGCCGATTTGATATCGCCGTTCGTCATCCAATCTCCTGTTGACTTCCGCGCCCCTTTTGGGTAGCGGTAAATTTAGCCGTTGGTGTGGGTGTGGTCAATCTGCTATCGTTACCCCTTCTCAGGTGTCATTACCCCCTTTAGTGCTTCCTCGGCGTCCAGCCTAGCCTCACACTGCTTGCACTCATAGGCGTTTTGTAGGACGTGCCCCGGTAGTCCGTCCTCGTCTGCCCAATCGTCTACCGGCCCACAGTCGATGCCGCAGACGCAGCACTCTACCCTCCCTGAATACCTCATTCGCTCGCCCGCCTTGCTGTAAGTAGGTCAATGATCGCCTTCGTCTTTTTCCTTCCGTCGTGCCGTGTGTCAGCCACCGGCATCCTAGCAACGCTTACGTTGACGCTCGGGGCTCCATCGTCAACCTTTGCGTTGACATTCAAAGCGGCCACGGCCCGTTTCTCGGCTTCGAGCGCCGACCGCTTCGTTGCTTCCCATTGGGGATCGCCGTCCTTCACGCTTGCCGCCTCGCTTGTCGGTGGTGGGCGTGATCGCAAACGTCTGACAAAACTGGCGAGGCTTGGCACGTCGAACTCCTCGGTGCGGCCTTTGCTCAACATCTCCACGAACGCCTCTGCGACGATCTCCCTGCGTCTTCCGAAGTCTAGACCCTTCACGCTTGGATCGGGCATCGCATTACGGACATCGGCGTACAGGAAGCGCATCCGCAGCGTTGCTTTGCTGGCGTGCTCGCTCCCGTGGTGCTTCATGCTGTTCAGTATACCCCTGACGGGTGGAAACTCTGAAAGCATTAAATCCAACCCGTCCGAGTTATCCACATCGACCGGCTGCTCGTTCTTTCTGTCTTGTTCTTTCTCTACTCTACTCTCCTCTATTGCCATTGGTATCGCATTGCGTTCGCTATGCGGTCGTATGCGGTTGCCATTTTCCCCTTTGTTCCAGCGGCTTTCTGCACCCTTTCGACCTGCACGACTGCGGACATCTGCCTTGTTTTCCTGTTCGGCTCTGATTTCCTCTAGTGCGTGGTTTATCCACATTCCTTCTGCGTCTCGGTCGAAGCACTTGGCAAGCACTGCGCGGACAGTTTCTGGCGCAGCCCTCCCGATGTCAGCCAGTTCGATATCATCGTCAGGGATTGAACCTTGCGACCATTCTTCAGTCATCAAAAGAATGTAAATGCCCACCTGCTCGGCAGTCATCCCCCTGACCTTCCGTGAGGCGTGGAAGCGGTCAACGTAGAACGGGAACCACGGCAGCCTAGCCACCTAACGCCTCCTCTAGCACCGCCCGAACGTATGCCGCGACGGAGAGGGAACGGCCTTGTTCCTTGCACCACCGCCGCGCTGCCGTCTGCACCCGCTTCCATAGTGGCGGTTCAATCCAAATATTCCGGCGAAAGTTGAGCCTAGTCATTGCTCTGGCCCTCCATCTCAGCCTTCGCCTCTATAACCCGAAGGATGCCGACAGCATCAAGGGCAGCGTGTACCAGTCGGGTTGCGGTGGCTGAATCAAAAATGAGTATGGAAACCTCCCCCACACTAAGCGAGGCGAAGTTATCTCCCTCCGTAGCGGACACGTCGCGCACTCTTATTTCTGTGGCGTCCTTGGTGTGTACCGTTGCGCTCATCATGGTCGGTTGCTCCGGTAGTACCGCTGAACGTCAGCGAGAATCCAAGCGACGAACACCCCTAGCGTGAACCCGATGAATATTGTGATCCAGAAGTCGTATGCGTCACAAACCATGTTTCCCCCTTGCGTGAGTTACTGAATAGATAATGCGTGTGCGATGGTGGCGCAACTACAGCGCCTCCAATGTGATTTCAATCCTGCGATTTTTGCGGTCAATCTCCTGGGTAGGCATCACCCATTCGAGGTAGGTAGGCGAGTCATCGACTAGGTATCCCCGCTTGACTAGCCAGTCCACAGGCCACTTCGCCCGCGACACAAGCCCATCGCCGTCCATCGTAGACCATGTGACTAGGTGTGCTTTGATGACGGCCCGCCCCGCGAATGGTTCGGGCTTCGGGTTCGGGTAGGTGTCGCACCGGAGCTCGTAATCCTGCCGCTTGCGGTTCTTCGTGCGCCAGTGCATCCGGCTGTTCGCCATGTTCGGCGGTAGCGGTAGCGTCAGTTTCATTTGCTCCCCTGGTTACGTCGGCCCGCGTTCCTGCAATCCGTCGAGCAGTAGTTTCGCTTCAAAAACTTTGACCGTGATTCGGTCTTGGTCCTGCGCCTCAACAATTTCCCGCAGAGACACTTTCGGCCATTCGGCCCACCATTTCGAATTTCAATACCGGCGTCGATCAGCACTTGCCTTGTTTTTTGGTAGCCGCGCCGCATCGTGATACGGATTGTGTCAAGCCCCGCGCCCTCTGCATACATGGCGCAAATGTGTTCGCGTTCTTCGCTGGTGATAGGATTAGGGGCAGCGCCGAGGTTGCCGACGTAAGCCCATTTAGTACGGTGTGCTGCGGAGCAATAGCCCTTCTGACGCTTGCGAAGCATGGCACCGCACGGGCATTTCCGGCCTTTTGTCTTATGCGCTGGAAGGGGCATTTGCGACACATTCAGCGCAACTTGGTTGTATAGCCGGTGCCAGCGGGCAACGTCGTCGGGATCGAACGGGAGCGTTTTGTAGAGCTTGCGCCCCTTCGGGCCAAAAGAGTCAAACACTTTTGTCGCCCCGTAGCGCGGCGACAGCGAGCTCAAGCACGCATCAGCCGTTAGGTGGTCGGGATCGTCGTGAGCGAGGTTGTGCATCGCGCTGTATAGGAGGTCAGCCGCCCTAACCACACATTCTGCTTCAGTCATACCACCGATCATGTTCTTCTACAGCTTCCCCGATGGCAAGTAAGGCAACTAGCGCGGCCACTACGCCCAATAATACGATGACGGCCAGAAGCACCTTCATGCCACACCTCGCCGGATAGCTGGCCGCTGCTTCATTAGCTGGGTAGCTATGTGGTCATCTAGGAACCCGGTGATCACACGCCCGCCCGGTGTGAACCAAGCCCCCTGCCAGTAGCGCGGGTTGCTTCCCTTCGGCAAGTGCAGCGGCCTCGGGATCGGTGTTGATGTAGTTACTAGCGCATCCTCTAGCATCTTAATGTGCGTTTCTGCATCCGTGATCGCCTGTTCGTAGCACTCACGTTGTAGGTCATCCATAATTGTCACACCCTTGCGTTATGAGAATGTCGGCGGGCGGCCCCTTCGCGAGCCCAATCCCCTCCTCCTAAGAAGTGGAATTGTCTGCCGCCCGCCAACTTGTTTATTTGCTCCACACTCGCACTGGGCGCGCGTGGCACTCTGGCCTTGCGCTTTGCTGCCATGAGTCGGTTGGCTTGCAAATGCCCATTGCGCGAGCTCTCGTCATAGCCGCGCCCATTGCTCTTGGTTCCGGTGGCTTCCCAACCCTAGCCCATACGTCATCGGTCGTGAACAACCCCGAGGGTATAGATCCAATCGCTTCAATCGCGCCGTTGATCCACAACGGAACGGATTGTGCCACTTGTTCGATGGCCCTGTCGCGTGCTTCGCGGCCCGCATCCAAGTCGAACAGCCCGCCTTGCTTCGGGTCGGTCGAATCGGGCTGTTGCTCGCCTGGGTCTGAGTAGGTCATGGGTTCGCCGCCTCCCCCCAATCTTGCCACGCTGATTCCACCTCGACAGCTCTGGCTATTGGGTCGAAGTCGTATTTAGCGGCGAACGTCTTTTTGCCGCCGTCGTATTCGTCGTGATGCGTCCAGCAAAGCGGGATGATGGTGTCGGCGTCGGCCTTCCTGCTAGCGCCACCGCTTCGGGTGTGTGCGTTCTCTATCGAGTGCCGCTGACCGGGCCTAGCTTCTTTCGTGTCCCAGCCGCAGAC